AGGTCATGACAACGTAGGTAAGACGTACTGGATTAACTGGTATTTCCTTTCTTTAGCTTTAAAGCACGGAATTAGGTTTGTTATTTGGTCTGGTGAAAACCAATACGGACAAATCCTACGCGACATGATACAAATATACAGCGGACAGCCTTTTAAAAGTCTAAACGTTTCGCAAATTACAAGCTATTCGACTTACCTAGAGCAATTCTTTGATTTTGTAGATAATTCTAAACTATACAAACCAGAAGAACTTCTAGACATTTTCAAGAAGTCGGACGCGAAAGCGTGTTTAATAGACCCATATACTGGACTAGATAGGAAAATGGGTTATGAGGGTAACTACGAATTCTTAAACATGGCGCGTCAATTTGTTAACGAAACTGGAATGACTTTGTACATAAACACGCACCCGAATACTGAAAGCGGACGCGCTGGTAACTTATTCCCAGACAATCACCACTGGAAAGGACATCTTAAGCCACCCATGAAAGACCACATAGAAGGCGGTAAGGCGTTTTTAAATAGATGCGACGATATGTTTGTAATACATAGACTAGTTAAACACGAAGAAATGAAGTTCGTAACGCTGGTAACAACGGAAAAAATAAAAGATACGGACACGGGCGGTAAAATAACACCGCTAAACGACTATATTTTTTGTGAATATAACAACGGACTAGGTTTTAAAATAGGCGGTATTGATCCACTTAAAAACGAAAGACCAAAACCAGCTGAACAAACTAAGTTAACAACGTTAGGAGAAAAACTAAAAACAATAAATAAGGAATGGACATAGGACTAAAACTATTACTAGCAAAGGGCAAAATTCTTTCGATGAAATGGCGAATTAAATTGACCCGAGAAGAACTAGAGGAAAAACGACCAACCGCAAAAGCATTTATAGACGGCGCTAACGACGTAGAAACAGACCTAGACGAAGTTTATAACGTAATAGACGACCTAGAAACAGAACTGCGAATACAAGGACGCGAAATAAACCGCTGTTTACAGATTAATGGACAGCTAAAACAGCGAATAGAAGAACTAGAACACGAACTTAAATTTAAAAATGTAGATTTATGAAAGGAAAAATAAAACTAGGCGACAAAATTCAAGACATCGAAGACGGGGATTGTTATTTTGAGGGAATAGTAACCGAAGTCAATAATATTGGAAATGTAAAAACTTATGAAGTAACTAGAGTTTTTTGGAGTGGAGTAGATGAAAAAGACGATGACTATATAGGTCAAGTAATAGAGCCTAAATGGTGGTATATAACTAAAAAATAAACAATAAAAACACGGAAAAAATGACAAAAGAACAAAAACTAGTAGCGCTATGCGCACTATTACCAGTAGTAGGAGACTGGATAGAAGACCTAAACGACCAGCGAATCTTTACAAAGCTAGTTAAACAACGCGCAAACATGCTTTTAACTGAAATAAGACGCATAGATAACGACGTTTTAAGCACGGGCGAACAAGAAATATTTAACCAGCAAGTAAACTTGCAGCGTGCGTTTATTCAATTCGTCTCAAAACAGATAAAAATAGACTGATGAGGTGTAAAAATTGCCGTGAAAAGTTCGAACCGATCAAATTTAACGCAAAATACTGCTTAAAAGACGAATGTATTAAAGCCTTTGTAGAAGAAGTAAAGACGAACCAATGGAAAACAACAAAAAAACGAATGAAAGAAGACCTAAAAACATTACAAGACTGGCTTAAAGAAGCGCAGACAATATTTAACAAGTACATAAGACTTCGTGATATGGGTCTAGTATGTATTTCATGCCAGCAACCGCCTAAGAAAAAAAACGCTGGACACTATTTTAGTTCTGGCGGTCATTCAAACGTTCGATTTGACGAAGACAACGTGCATTTACAATGCGAAGCGTGTAACACGTTCCTAAGTGGCAACCTACTTAACTATCAAATAGGCATACAAAAAAAAATCGGGGCGCAAAAGCTACTTGAACTACAAGAACGGGCGCACCTTACGAAAAAATGGACTATAGATGAACTGAAAGAAATAATAAAAACGTATAAAACAAAAGTAAGATCATTGCAATGAAAAAAATATACATAACACCCGAACAAATAGAAGAAGCTACAGACCTTTATAACTTCAAATGCCTAAAGAATTCAATAACCAAAGGCGAAAGCCAGATTTACGGCGCTATAGGTGAAGTTTTAGCTATGGAATTCCTAAGGTCTAGAGGCAAAGAGGTTAAATACGAAGGCGACTACAATTACGACTTAATTAGCAACGGCAAAAAAATAGACGTTAAGACAATCAAAACAGACAAAGAACCTAACGACGACTTTAACGCTAATATAAGCGCGTTTAATAGTAGCCAGCAAACAGACTTTTATTTATGGTGCGCGGTGTCCGTAGACATGACTTACGGCTATGTAATAGGCTACCTAGATAAAAACGAATTCTATAAAATAGCAGAACTAAAGAAAAAAGGCGAAATAGACTGGGGACAATGGACGTTTAAAAGTGACACATACACCACGAAAATAAAAAATCTAATAAAATTTACTTAAAAAGTTTGTTTATATTCAAATATGAACTATCTTTACACAAATTAAAAACCAATTTTTATGAAAAATCTATTTAAAGCGCTGGCTAATTTCCAGCAAGAAGTACCAGTAATTCACAAAGCAACGCAAGGCTACGGCTACAGCTACGCTGACTTACCGAAAATCTTTGAGGTTATCAATCCGTTACTAAAAAAACACGGACTAGGATTTACCCAGTTAATTAACGGAACGGATCTAGTTACATGCGTTTTCCATGTAGACAGCGAAGAACAAATAACAAGCACTACGGCAATCCCGCAAAACGTAGCTTTAAAAGGAATGAACGACTTTCAAGTTATGGGGTCTGCTATTACTTACGTGCGCCGTTACGCTATTAGTTCAATGTTAGGACTAGTAACCGACAAAGATACAGACGCAAGCGGCGAACAAGTAAAGAAACTACCTACAATAGACGCTAAACGCTTTCAAAAAGCTGTCGAAGCTATTCAGTCTGGTAATTACACACGCGAAGAACTAGAATCGAAGTTCACTTTAACAGAAGGTCAAACGGATTTACTGAACGCGTTATGAATGCTTTTAAAATTAGATGTTCGGCAATAGGTAAAATAATGACAAACCCCCGCACTAAGGGGGAATTGTTAAGCCAGACCGCTAAAACATACATAGAAGAACAAGTAATAGCGGACAAGTACGGAATTAAAAAGCAATTCTATAGCCGTTACACGGACAAAGGTATACTAGTAGAAGACGACGCTATAAATTTAGTGTCGGATGTCTTAGATTTAGGCTTTATATGGAAAAACGAAGAACACTTTACTAATGACTGGATGACTGGGACACCCGACGTAAACACGGACAGCATTTTATTAGACGTAAAATCTAGCTGGGACGCTACGACGTTCCCTTTTTTTGCTACAGAAATACCTACAAAGGACTATTACTACCAATTGCAAGGATATTTAGAACTTACTGGCAAAACTGAATCGTTACTTTGTTATTGTTTAGTAAACACACCCGCAGACATGGTAGAAGACGAAGTAAGACGCGCACACTGGAACGCTAACTTATTAGAAGAAAGTATAGACCTACGCGACGAAGTACAAAAACGACATAACTTTAACCACATACCAGACAACCGACGCGTGAAAGTCTTCAAAGTAGAAAAAGACGAACAAGTAATAGAAGCAATCAAAGAACGCGTGGAGCTTTGCCGTGAATATTATAACACATTAATAAATTTCTTATGAGTGTATTAGAATGGTTATTAAACAACTTAATTTCAGAGCCAATTTCAGAAAATGATTTTAAACATAATTCAATGTTATGGAATAAAGCACAAGAATACGAAACGCAACAATTAGAACAAGCGTATTTTGATGGTACTAATTTTGAAACTAATGGATTTGGTAATGATGCAAGTAAATATGTTAGACAACTAAAAAACGAATTATGAACCAACAAATAGAAGACAAAATAGTGTTACGTGTTTTGGCACGTTTTAACGAACGAAGTCAAGTAGGAATAAACAAGTATAACACAACGTTAGAAAGAACCGACCTAGACACATTAGAATGGCTTACACACGCACAAGAAGAAGCGATGGACTTTGTACTTTACTTGGAACGGCTGAAAGACGAATTTAAAAACAAATAGATATGAAAGAAAAGAACTTAGCTATTATTTTAACGCTTTCTATAGTAGGATTAGCGTTATATGGATTTTTTAACCTTGTCGCGTGGTTATGGCGTGGCGTATTTTAGTAACAATTAAATAAATATACAATGGAAAACAAGTTAAACACGGGGGCAATCTTCAAAAACACGAACAAGAAAGCGGATAACCACCCAGACTACAAAGGAAAAGTAAACGTAAACGGGAAAGAAATGGAAGTTGCGTTATGGGTTAAACAAGGTAAAGCTGGATCGTTCTTTTCGGCGTCATTTAGTGAACCTTACGTAGCACCAGCGCAAAGCGAACCAGTAAGCAAAGTAGAAAACGACGATTTCCCTTTTTAAGTATGGAAATAAACGACACGGAACTACGTAAAAAGTTACAAGCATTACTTAGAACACGAACACGGAACCAAATAGTAACAGAAATAAAAACAAGGACTGGTAAATTTCACCAATACCAAATAGACAAGTTCCTAAAAGGTCACGACGTAAGCCTAAGCACAGCTATAAAGCTAGACGAATACGTTTTAAGAGAATCAATGTAACACGAAGCCAGTTTAACCGCTGGCTTTTTTATTTAAAAATTATTTATATATTTGCAATACAAATACATCTGTTGCAAAGAGGGGGTTAGTCGTTTAATTAGGACGCCCCCTTTTTATTGTTAATAACTTTTTTACAGCGTGTTTAGATTTTCATCGTAAGTTTGATTAAAATTTAACCAATGAATTACATTTATCTAGTAGCTTTTGTCTGGTGGTTTGTCAAGTTTGAACCTTTACAGCTTGCGTTTGACTACATTTTTAGACGTTTGCCTATTAATCACCTTACAAATATTATTTACGAATCGTTAGGCTGTCCTAAATGCGTAGGGTTTTGGGCTTCGCTGTTTATTACTGGCAACTTTTTTACGGCTTGCGTCGTTAGTTTGTTATCTTTTACCCTTGACGTATGCTTAGCGAAGCTGGACAGATAGCAATTGACGCACTACTAGCGGAAATAAACCCCGAAAGACTTAGCAAAATGCATCTTAGAAAGTTGCAAGCTATCAAAGTAAAGGAAACGGGCGTACGTGACAATGAATGTTTTTGTCGTCCAGACAAAAGACAGAAATGGTTTGCCGAATTTAAAACGTGGTATGAAAAAAACGCTTGACAAATACATAAGCGAAAACTACGACGAAGTAAGAAAGTACACAAACCACTTTTTAAAGGCGTACAATAAGCGTAAAAATATAACCTTGTCAATGCTGAACGCGGACACGTGTATAAATAACGCCTACCTACACGTCTTAACTATTGACACGGACAAAATAGACACCAACAGCGTAAAGTCTTACCTACTTAATACAATTAAATATCAAATAATCTGGGACACTAGCCTAAGCCATAAACAAGACGATTGCCTAGCGTTGGAATTTATACCAAAAGACGAACCAGATAACGACGACGTAAAGCATAAGATAGGAATAGAAAACAAATATAACGACCAGCTAGCCTATATAGAGATCTATAGAAATAGTTTAACTTGTCCAGTAGAAAAAAAGGTATTCGAAAGCTATTACGACAAGGGACATCGAACGGCAAAGAGTCTAGGTAAATACTTTGGCATATCGAACACGTCAGCACATTATTTAATACGCGGAATTAAATTAAAAATCCGTGAAATTCAATATAGTTATGAAAACAAATGAAATAACAGCGGCGCTGGCTAGAGTAGTTCTATTCACTATAGGCGGGGTTATTTGTCTAGGTGGTTACGAAACAGCTTTGCGTATGTTTGGCGTGCTAATTATAATTAAAGCCATAGGAAACGAACTAAAACACGAAGAAAATGAAAATTAAAGACGAATACAAAGGGAAAACCATAGTAACGTACGACAGCGTACTAGGTCAAAGACGCATAGAAGTAGACAAAATCCACCCAGCGCAGTTTAAATATTACGTGACTATAGGACTAGGCTACATTTTCGAAAAGGAAAACGCTACAATAAGCTACAAAGGCGTAGAAGAAGCCACCGAAAACACGGAAACAGAACCTATTCAAGAACCAGTAACAAAGAAACCAAATGCCACAACCAATAAAAGGAGAAAAAAAGGAAACGTTCCTAGCTAGGTGCATAGCAGACGAAGAAAGCGTAAACGCATTTCCCGACAAATTCCAACGTTACGCCGTTTGTGTCCATACGTGGGAAACTCATTCACGCGAAGCGCTAAGCATTTACAAGGAGACCTTTAAAAACACGAAAAAGAAATGAAGTTCTACGTTCTAGACTATGGTAAAGACATGATACACGAAGGTAAAGTAATAACAGACTACCTAGAGAAAATGCAATACCACCATATAGCGTATTTAACCAGCGCCGACGGGTTATTATGTCTAGAAGAAGTAGACGAAGACGATTTTTTAAGCCACTTCAAAAACACGAAACAAAATGTCTAAACACAAATACATAAAGACACCCGAACTACTCTGGGAAATGTTCGAATCATATAGAGACAAAACAATAAACAACCCCCGACTAATTGACAAAGCACTACAAAGCGGTAAGGTAGTACAAGAAGCGTTAAGAGTTCCACTAACAATGGAGGGTTTCGAGGTTTGGGGCTACGAACAAGGCGTAACACTAGACCACTACTTTAAAAATTCAAATGGTGCATACGACGCATATTGCCACATCTGCCAACGTATAAGAAAAGCAATCCGACAAGACCAAATCGAAGGTGGCATGGTCGGTCAATATAACCCGTCAATTACTCAAAGACTAAACAACCTAACCGAAAAGACGGACGTAACCAGTAACGGCGAAAACATAAACGAAATTAAAATATCAATCATTCGACCAGACACCAAAGAACTAGACTAATGGAATTAAAGAGTACGATAGTCTTTGAAAGGAATTACGACGCGCTTTACAATAACGAGGCGCGTTTTATAATTAATGAGGGTGGGTCTCGTTCATCTAAGACTTACAGCCTTTGCCAGCTTATTCTAGTCTATTGCCTACAAAACAAAGGCGTGGTCGTTTCAATCATTCGTAAGACATTTCCAGCGTTACGCGCTACAGCTATGCGAGACTTTCTAGAAGTTCTTAAGGATTCTGGCATCTACGACAAAGCCAGTCATAACATGTCCGAGCATATCTACTCTTTCGCTAATGGATCCATAGTTGAGTTCTTTAGTGTAGACGACGAACAAAAGATACGAGGGCGCAAACGTCATTTAGCTTGGTGCAATGAGGCTAACGAACTATTCTACGATGACTTTACGCAGTTAAATATGCGTACTGAATCCAAACTAATCTTTGACTATAACCCTTCGGACTCCAATAGCTGGCTTTATGAACTACCAAAAAACGAAAGCATATTAATTAAGTCCACGTACAAGGACAACCCGTTTTTACCAGAAAGCATAAAGATACAAATAGAAGACCTCAAACGTACAGACGAAGCGCTATACCAAATTTACGCACTAGGTGAAAAAGCCATCAGTAAGTCGAATATTTATTCTAACTGGACATTCTTACCACACCGACCCGCTCGCTTTACTGAATTCATTTACGGGCTGGATTTTGGTTATAACCACCCGTTAGCTTTGATGCGTATATACTGGCATGAAAAGGACATCTTTATAGAACCAGTCATTTACGAAAGCTACCTAACCACCGCGAACCTAATCGAAAAGCTAGCCAGTCTAAACATAGAGAAGCACGCCGACATCGTAGCCGACTACGCCAGACCCGAAATAATAGCCGAACTTAATAACGCTGGTTATAACGTACTGAACGCAAACAAGGCGGTTAAGAAAGGACTAGACGCTGTTAAGTCGTTCGGGGTTTACGCTCAAGAACACGAAGCCTTAAAGAAAGAATACCAAAATTATAAGTGGAAAAAGGTAGGGGACACAATCCTAGACGAACCCGTTAAACTTTGGGACGATGCTATGGACGCGACACGTTACGCGGTTACTTATATCAAAGAACAATACTACACCGACGACAGCTACTTTGCTTTTTAGAACCTAAACAAAGACGGAAAATAATATAGTTATGGCACAATCAATTATAGCACAACCGCAAAGAATCATGCCCGCTTACAACCCTATTAGGTTTATAGTGGATAGCACCAATAAAAACAAAACTGGATTCCGTTATATTTACGAAGTGTATAGCGGTGCGACCTTACTAGGAACGTTCAAGGTCTTACCGACATATTCGACTGGTTACGGCGAAATAGACCTATCTAAATTCCTATCTAGTTACGTAAGCTGGGATTTTGACCCTAGTGTAACTCTAGACAAAGCTGCACCAAATAGTTACAAGAACTACGCAGTAAACATAGGTGAGGAATATTTGTACGAAATTACTTACACTTCTGCGCTAACCAACAGCGGAACGAACACACGTATTAACGTAGCTAACATCTTTCAAGTAGGCGACCAAATTAACATATCACAAAACGACGGCGGGACTGCTAACCCATTACTAGAGGGATTACATACAATCATTGCAGTTTCGGGGACTTGGATTGACGTTAACGTACCTTTTAGTTCTATTACGAACGTGAACATTGACGGCGTTATAAACTACGCAGACAATCAAAAGGTAGTAACATACAACATAACCAACCTAACCAACTTAAAAGTATTTAACGGAGCGTTCACGTGGGTCGACTGGGTTACTTATAATTATAACGACTACACACTAGACGGGGTTACTAAGCAATGGCTAACGAACCAGCCAAATACGGATTTTTATTGTACACTAGGACAAGACCTATTTCTAAACGCACGCGCTGTTTTAGGTAAAAAGATTTACTTTCAAAATAACGACGGCGACACGTATAGCAAAAACGTAGTTAATAACGACACAATAGTAAGCGTGGCTGTAGGCTGTAACAATTACGGCGCATTGACCCCTATTACTGGTGTGTTACCAATGATTAAAGAAGACACTACGTACTACGACTTCTGGTATGAAGACGCTGGACAAAAGTCTGTCAAGTATAGAGTAAACATAGACCGACGCGTACAAATAAACGAATACCATATCTGCTTCTTAGATCGTTTAGGGTCATTCTCTAGCTTTGCGTTTCAGTTAAAGTCGTACGAACGTGGTGATGTTACACGGGATGAGTTTAATAAAGACGTACAAGGCTACGTTAAAGCGGGCGCTTGGAATTATAATTACGAGGAGTTCGGTTTTAACACGTTTAATATTAACGTGACTAAGACGCTAGAGTTAAACACTAACTGGATGACACAAAATATGTCGGACTATTTCCAAGAATTGATAACGTCACCGCAAACGTTTTTAAAGTTAGTCCAATACGTAACGACAGAAGACGGCGAACTAGTCCTAGATGAAGACGGATGCCCTATACACGTAGCAGAAAGTACGGCTTACGTTCCTTGCATTGTACAAAATAACAGCTTCGAAGTTTACAAACAACGTAACAAGCACCTAATCAAACAAAGCATTTCAGTTAAACTAGCAAACAACGATAACGTAAATGGTTAATAACGTAAAAATAGTCCTAGAGACTGGCGTTTTAGACGTAAGACAAGACGTACAATTTCCCCTTAACTTTTCAGTAGGTGACATCCGCGACATATCAAAGCGTTCGGGTACGTTTAGTAAGACGATTGTACTAGCTGGAACGGATAACAATAACCAGCTTTTAAACCATTACTACGATGTTAATATTAGCGCGGGAACGTTCGACATTACCAAGTTAACGAAGTGTCAAGTAGTACAAAATAATGTAGTCATTCTAGACAATGCGCTTTTGCAGTTGGTGAATGTAAACAAACAGCAGTTGACCGACGCGCACGAACAAGTTGTTAACTACGAAGTGTTAATAAAAGACACGAAAGCCGAACTATTTACTACCATGAATAGTAAGGAATTAAATGACCTAGACTTTTCAGACCTAGACCATTTCCAAACCAGCGCTGGAATTGTTTCGACGTTTAACAATACCATAGCAGACGGGTATAAATACGTGTTACCTTATTCGACCACGAACACGAATAACTACCATATAAGAAAAATGAAGCCCGCTATTTATGCGAAGCTTTATTTTGACCGCATCTTTAGCAACGCTGGCTATACTTACCAATGGGACGACATAGCACAAGCTAGGTTTGATAAACTTTTGATTCCGTACAATGGCGACGAAAACGTAATAGATTGGAACGACTTTAAAGTAAAAGCTAGCAACGCTTTCGAGACTACACAAACGCAACTATCTAATGGTAGCTTTATTCCTTTTAATACTTTAATAAACGGCTGGACGGAAATACAAGACGACCAGAATATATTTAACCCTACGACTGGCGTATACACCGCACCAACAAACACCGATCCGCTAGCGTCGCAGTCTTACGAATTCAATATCAGCATAACTTACGAAGTTAAGTTTAACAATACTGGCGCTAACCCAGTACGACCTTACAAGCTAGTTAACGGCGCTTACCAGCCAGTTAACAAAGTGTTCACGCCTATTTTGCAAGCGCGTAACAACGGAGTAAACACGGGACAAGCCAACTTAACACCTATTAACATTAATACAGACATAGCTTCTGGACTTAACATATTTGGAACTTATAGTAATGCGGTCACTATGTCGCCGTCTAGTTACGTTACAACTGGCGACTTGTTAACAATGCGCACGGGAATAAACGCAGTATGGCAATTAGGTTTTGACTACTGGCGGGACGCGTCTGGAACGGCTGCACAAGTGGACGTTAATATAGACATCTTAGACATTCAAGTAGAAATAGTTCCAAATAGTAACACGGCTGTTATTAGTGGATTCTTAAATATGAACGAATACGTTCCGCAAAAGATTAAACAAGCGGACTTTGTTAAGTCAATCTTTCAGATGTACAATTTGTTCGCAGACGTAGACCCAGCGCAACCTAATAACATTATTTTAAGACACCGCGACGAATACTACGACAACGGCGCGCAGAAAGACTGGACTTATAAACTAGCAAAAGACCGCGAACAGAATTTAGAGTTTTTGCCAGACGTTACAAATAAGCGTTTGATTCTTACATACAAACAAGACGAAGACGAACCGAACCAATTGTACTACCAAAGTACAGATGAAATTTACGGACAACAAGAATACATTTTCGATTCGGAATACGTAAGAGATATAGACACAAAAGAACTAATCTTTAGCCCTACGCCAATTACTAAAACTAGTTTCGGGGCTATCGTTCCAATGATTGACGGACAAGCGCCTAAAACAAATATTAGAATACTTTACGATGGCGGTGAACAAACGTGCGGACTATGGAACTTAGTAGCCAACGGGACAACGGGAACTTTTAACATAGGAACTTACCCAGCTATTACCCATTTCGACAACGCAAACACACCAACTTTCGATATTAATTTCGGAACTTGCGACTTTTACTATTACAATCCAGCGACACTTACTAACAATACTTTGTTCAATATGTACTGGCGTCGTACGATCAATCAAATAAACGTAGGCAAAATGCTTACGGCTTTCTTTAAGTTAGACGAACGCGACATACATAGTTTAAAACTGAACGACAAAATACGTATTGATAACAGCTGGTGGAATATTAACAAGGTAATGGACTACAACGCTGGCTTAAACCAGTTAACAAAAGTAGAGTTAATAAGCGTAGACACGGAAATAGACCTAGCGCCTTTTCAAACGTCTAATGGATATACAGCCCCTAGCACAACTACCAGCGTGGCTTTGACTTCTGTCATGTCGTCGGCAATGCAAACGAATAACGTAATTCTAGCGGGTGCAAACGTAGCCATTTACGGAACGCGTAACATGGTAGCGCAAAACGTTCGCGGAATGATTATAGGCGACGAAAACACGTTAAACGAAGACGGATTAATAACCCCACGAATTAACGGCGTAGCTGCGCAAGTAAGTGGTTATATTGCTAACCTAACCCAAACGGGAACGAACGCACCAGAAGCAAACGTTTTCACTGGTCAACTTGTTACGTGGACTAGAACTGGAACTGGTGAATACTTAGGGACACCAGAAACACCTTACGATTTTAGTAGCACCTACGTAATGATTAACCAAATAGAACATGACTACCAAGCGGCAGCCTATATAAACACGGACGGAAACGTAGTAGTAGTTACGTGTAGAAATAGCGGACATAGTCACGCAGACGGAAAACTAAATAACACTACACTAGAAATTCGAACCTACTAAAAAGGTAATATAGTTATGAATGAAGTAACGATACCATTAAAGCTAACGGGCGTCGGTTCGATGAAAGCCGAACTCCGCGCCTTAAAAGCTGAACTAGCAAACGCTACAGATCCCGCACAAATGGAAGCGCTCGCAATGAAAGCGGGTGAACTATCGGATAAAATAAAAGACGCTAACGACGCGGTAAACGTCTTCGCTAGTGGGTCGAAGTTCGAACAAGTAAGCAATGGACTAGGCGGTATTAAGGATTCGTTAATGTCGTTAGACTTTGAAGAAGCTAGCCAGAAATCAGAAGCCTTCGCTAACAACTTAGGTAAGTTAAGCCAGACAGATATTAGCGGGGCGCTCAAAGGTATTACTGGAACTGTAAAAAATATGGGTGGTGCGTTTGTTAAGTTAGGCGCGCAGATTCTAGCGAACCCTTTGTTTTTATTAGTGGCTATTATTACTGCTATTGTAGTAGCTATAGGCGCGTTTTTAAATAAAATAGGTGTACTAGGTGCGGTCATGGATTTTATCATGGCGCCTATTAATGCTGTTATTGAAGGGTTTAAAATGCTTACGGACTGGTTAGGTTTGACAAGTTATGCAGCAGAAGAAAACGCGGAACGTATAGCAAAAGCAAACGAAACTATTATAGAATCTAGCAAGAGAAGAACGGAATCTGTAGGGGCGTCTTATGACTACGAAATAGAAAAGGCTAAGATTAATGGAAAAGACACTACTAAACTAGAACTAGACAAGTCGAAAGCCTTAACAAACGAAGCTAAGTTGCGCCGTAATCGTCAAATGATGGAACTAAAAGCGTTAAACGCCATTGCAAACGACGACAATAAAGAACAACGTAAGAAACTACGCGACTCGATTAACCAAGAAAACATAACTATTCGTCAAGGTTCGCGCGAACGTATGTTGATTTTAATGCGTGAAACCGCAGCAAAACGCGAGGAGTACAGAAAGCAAAGAGAAGCTGCAAAGAAAGCAGCAGAAGAAGAAGCAAAGGCAGCAGCGCAAGCCGCAGCAGATGCAGCACGCGAAGCCGCAGCACGTTGGAAAGAACGAAGGGACGCTATTAAAAAAGCGACAGAAGACATTCAAAAAGAAATTGCTTCTGCGAACAAGTTATTAACAGATTCAACTAAGACCCAACAACAAGTAGAAGTTGACGACGTTAAGGCAAAATACGAAGCTTTAATGGCAGAAGCTGTAAAGTATAAACAAGACACTACAGCGCTAGAGAAAGCGAAGCAATTAGAAATTGATAAAATTAACAAGGGCTATACAGACGCGGAAATAGAAAAGCAAAAGAAAATAGACGACGAAAAACTAGCAGACCAGAAAAGACAAGCCGACCAACTCAAAGCGTTTAATGAAGCCGAAGCGTTAAAGTCCGAAGAACTAGACGAACAAATTTACCAATCGAAACTTAGCGCCCAACAAAAAGAACTAGAAACGAATCAATATCACTTTGACGAACTAAAGGCGCAGTACGAACGATACGGAAAAGACACAACCGATTTAATAGCGAAGCAAAAAGAAGAAGAAGACAAAATAAACGCGAAGTACGCACTAGCCGAAATTGAAAAGGCTAAAGGTATTCGAGACTCAAAGATTCAATTTACCCAAGACATTGCAACGGGTATAGGCGCTATAGGCGAAATGTTTATAAAGGATCAGAAGAAACTAGAGAAATTCAACAAAGCACAAGCGTTAGTTCAAATCGGAATTGACACGGCTAAGGCTATCAGTTCTTTAGTTGCTATGTCGCAAGCTAACCCGCTTAACGCGGTTACTGGTGGTACGGCTGGTATTGCACAATACGCCAGCGGTATCTTACAAATTATAACCAACGTAGCAAAAGCAAAAAGTTTGTTATCTAATCCTAGCGGGTCTGTTTCTGGTGGTGGCGGTGGTGGTGGTGGTTCCGAGTCAACAACTAGCGTTACGGCTATTTCGCCAGCTACTCAAATGTTCGGACAAGGTAACAACTTAAATACTGCGGGCGGTCAAGGTTCTGTTAACTCTAATCAAAATATGGTAGTTACTGCTGTCGTTTCTGAAACGGACATAACTAACACACAAAACAAAATAGATAAAATCAAAAAATCTGCGGAATTATGACAAGCTATCAAGCACTAATAAACGAAATAACTACATTTTATGACAATCATATACAAGTAAAAAAGGTAGGTTCGGACTTCAAAGAGCAAATGTTTAACTTCGCTACTAAAGACGAAAAGTACCCTATTATTTATATCGTCCCAGTAAGCGCTTTGCCTACTGAAAACACGAACGATTTTACTTTAGAAATATATTGCTTTGATATAATCCAAAAAGACCGCGCTAATATTAACGTAATCCTTTCAGATTGCCAGCAAATTCTATACGATCTATACACGTACTTTATTAACTCTAATAACTACGCCTTTGACGTTATAGACATTCCTAGCTTTACGCCGTTAAATAACGATTTATTAGACTATTGCGCTGGGTGGGTTATGACTGCGACTTATTCAGTAAACAACTGGACAGACTGCGCCGTCCCTTTAAAAGGAAACTAAACACGAATTAAAATTAATATAGTTATGGGATCAAATTTATTAGGAGAATTAGCGGGCAATATGGGGACTTTTGTAGTAAACACTACAGCAGAAGTAACTAAAAACGTAGACGCTATCGTAGTGTTAGAAGACACTATTTTTACCAGCATTAAAGTAGCTGGAACGGACGCAAAAAATACATACATACAAGACTCTAGTTTGGCTGTTAAGGCTGGAACTATTTTAACGCCTATTAACGATTTACAATTTAGTGGCGTAAAATTAACAAGCGGTTCTGTAGTTTTAGTTTTAGGGTAATATGTACGGGTTTGCTATTTCACTTTATAACACAACGCGCTGGCTTTATGGTAAAGGTTCTAGCTTGTTTGTTTTTAGAATAACCGAAAACACGGACGCACGAATAACAGAAAATAACGATAAATTAATCATTGAATAAATGGCAAATATTAAAATAAGTCAATTACCAGCGAAAGGCGCTAACCTAGCTTCTACAGATTTAGTAGAAGTTTCTGAGTTTAACGGGTCTGGCTACGTATCTAAAAGTATTACTGGACAGCAAATAATTAACGCCGTAGGTGGTGGTTTGCCAGCATGGGTTGAAACCAACGCAACGGATTTAACCGTATGGAATAACGGAAAAGGCAACATTGCAACAAATACTTCATTTGGTGATGGTGCTTTAAAGAGTAATACTTCGGGTTTAAGTAATACAATTGTAGGTGTTAATGCTTCGGATGCTTCAACAACTGCTCAAGGTACTGTAGCAATTGGTAGGGATGCATTTGGACAAGGAACAACGGGTTCTTTTAATACTACTATTGGATATGCTGCTGGAAATAATTTGACAACTGGAGCTAACAATGTTGTGATAGGTGCTAATGCAATTGGTGCAAGTTCAACAGTAGCAGATACTGTAATTATAGGCGGTAGTGCTGGTGCAGAAAATAAAGGAATTGCAATAGGTGGTACTGCGTATGCATCTCAAAACGGAATTGCAATTGGTATAGAGGCGTTTGCTTCGGCAAATGGAATTGCCATTGGTAGTGAATTTTTCCCAGTAGGAACAGTAGCATCTCAAGTAAATACTTCATCAAAATATTGGGAAGTAGTAATTAACGGAGTAACAGAAAAAATCTTATTAGCATAATGGAAAACGAAATACTACAAAGCGTAAACGCTGCATTTGATAGCGTAAATTTGGTTAACGAATTGAACGCAAAGACGGACAAAACTCAAGATGATTTAGATACGATTTCAAGAAACGTTGAACATCTTATTGTTATGATAAGTAAAGAATGGTTTACAGCTGCATTAACAACCGAGCAGACAACTTCAATCAATGCAATCATTAATGGATAAAGAACAAGCTATCCAAACAATTGAACAAGCTATTGACGTAGCAGTTCAAAAAGGGGTTTATTCTTTAAATGATATGCTATTTATTATAGATGCCTTAAATGCTTTAAAATCTGAATAATGGCGTACGCTAACAACGGGGTATTCAATATAAAATATAAGACGCGTAATAAAATAGCGCAGACTTTGCGCCGTATCATTGCAGATGAAACGCTAATAGACACGGGCGCGCTTTACGATTCCGTTAGAATTAACGCGCAGATTCCCGCACTAGGTGAATTGGAAATACAGATTTTAGCAATGTATTATTTTGGTTACCTAAACAACGGAACCGAAAAAATGGCGGCGTTTGATTTATGCGCTAAGCTAACAGAAGCCCTACAAAATAACGGAACGACACAAGAAATATTTCAGCAGTATACTGAATGGATGGCGCAGCGTTACCCTATCTTACAAGTGGCTAAAATCTTAGGCGAAAAAAATAGTATTATTTATACATTCGAACCGATAGGCGGCGAGTTCAACTGGGATTTAAAATTTAGGGGTTTCTAAATAGCCCATTTCTTTACGCATTGATAACATATTAAATACAAATATTAAAGGCAGTTTGCCTATTTCTTCTATTTTAGTTAGGTCACCTTCGCAAAGGTCAAACAATAAAGCCTCCCAGCCCCACTTTTTAGAACGCTTACCTTGTTCTTTTTGTTCTAAACTAGCTTTATAGTCTTCTATAGAGTCGAAATCTTTAACGTCTAGCTGTTCTTCGTCGTCTTCGTCGTCTGTTTCATTAAACAAATTTTCGTATTTATTCATAAAGTCTTCGCGGTACTTCATGTAATCCGTTAAAATGCCGTAAACATCTGTAACATTTAGGTCGTCAAATAGTTCGTAACGATCAAACGGACTAAATATATATGGCTCAAACTCTACATTTTGCCACTTGTCCGCGTCTACACGTCTATAAAATACACTAGCTATGTGCGAAATGTGGTTTATATAGTCGTTTGTAAGAAAGTATTCAAGGTCTATAAACTCAAACAACGTAAGTTTTTTAAACGGCTGTAGTATATACGTTTGTTCTTCTAAAACCAGTTCGTGTTTATAGTTCTTTTTTGGTTCAGATTGGTACCATTTAATAGATTCGTACATGGACGTTATTTCATCTATGCTTAGGTCTTCTAAGTCTTCGCTAGGTACGTCTAATAAAACGGCAAGGCTATCTAACTGAAAAGAAAAATAGCCCGCTGTTTTGTCAATTTGTCGCAGTTCTTTAAACTGGTAAAGTTTAATTTTGTTCCAACCCGTTGGTAGCTTCATTTGCTTTTTCTACGTGGTTATTAATTGCACTAGCCACAGCCACTAAGTAAGGAACGGCAACTTCGGCTTTTAATTCTCTAATCAATTTAGCTTTCTGTTTAATGTGCGCGTCGGTATAGTGTTCTGTTTTAGTTAAGTCCGTTCGTTTAAACAAGACCGCTAGAACTTCTGAAATGTAGCCTTTATGTTTATTACTTAGAATCTTTTCAATTGTCTTCGTGTCCTTTGCAGTTAGTTTAAATTCTTCGTCGTAGGCTTGATATGTAAAGCCGTCAATTTCAAAACGCTTTAATAGTTCTGAACTGGGAACTTTTGCCGTATTGAATTTACTAATATACTCCTTAAAAACCTCAAAGTTTACGTCTTCTATTTCTTCTGGGACACCCATAAATTTAAAGACCTCTAAATGTTTTTCAATTACGTCTAGCTTGTCGTTAGCGTGAATTTCTGTAATTTCTTCGAACTGCTGAATAGTCATTTCATTCATTTCGTTCGGAATTTCTTTTCCTAATATTTCTACCATGATATAAATTTTGAACAAATATACATTTTTTTTAATATGGTTATGTTGAAAGACCTACCTATTTACAAAATTACAATTGACCCAGAGTATAGCGACGGCGAAGAATTAGGAATAGAACAAATAGCTTTTACAGATGCACCAGCTATTAAGGTAAAAGGGTTAGCATTTAGTCAACACAAAAGGCACTTCTTTTCGGATAGTCTAAAATATAGAGTAACAGCGCCCGCAATGATTCCTATGGAAATCTACAGACGCGACGACGAAGCTGGCGACTATTACGTACAATTTGACGAAAACACAATCGAACAAATTTACGTTAAGTTCATGAAAGACCTTTCGAATAAGAACGTCTTTAACCTAGAGCATGACCCAAGTAAAGAAGTTCCAGCATATATTCTCGAAAGCTGGATAGTAGAAAACCCGAAACAAGACAAAGCATATACAACCTACGGAATAGAAGTCCCAAAAGGTACGCTTATGTTAACGGCTCAAGTAACCGATACGGACTATTATAACGAACTAGTAAAAAACGAAAAACTAGGATTCTCTATTGAAGGTTTTCTAGGAATGAAATTAAGCAAACACTTAAACAAATATACAATGAAATTACCAGACGGAGAACACCGCATCGAAGACAAGATTT